CTGGCCATCACGTCATCGTGGCTCAACGGCTTGCGCATCTGCGCGTCGTGTAAGACGACACTTGATATTGACGTAACCGGGATATGGCGGGATTTAGTGGGACATACCGGGATGGCCAATGAAACCAATGCGTTGAACCCGGTCTCAAAAAAATTCGCGCCTGGTTCGTGTTGAACGCCAACGACAGATTTGCCGTGAAACGCACGATCCGACGACACTTGAATCTGACGGCAGAATCATCTGTCGTTGGCGTGACCGAGCCAGCGCAAAGCCGCAGAAAACCTAGCTTCGACGCAAGAACAGGGTGGCAAAGGCGGGATGGATGCCGTTGTTCAAACCCTTGAATCCAAGCAAGGCTTTGTCTCGGTCGCAAGAGTTAACATAACTCATTGAATAATTTAATGAAACAGAGAGACAGGGTGGACAGCGCTCCCCTCCTAACCCTTGCGGGCGAAGGTGACAAAAATCTCAGCGTCCCGTGCGGGCTCCGATCAGTCGAACATGTGGCCGCACCAGCGGACCCGACCGATGATCTGCAATTCTCCCAGGCGCTGCTGTTCCAGTAGGAAAGGCGAGTAGATGCGGTCGTTGTCGCTTATGATCTCAATGCCGTCAAAGCGATTGCGCAGGCGCTTCACATGGGCGGCGTCGTCGAGGATGAAGGCGTAGACGCCATCGCGCAGGCGGCGGTGATCTTGATCGACGATGACCAGATCCCCGTCGCTGATCGTCGGCTCCATGGAATCGCCACGTACCTCCAGCACGACCAGGCCCGCCGTGGACTTGCGGCCCAGCTTCTTCTCGATGAAGTCCACGGTGAAAGGGATGTGATCGAGGATCTCGGAGCGCTCGTTGAAGGCACCGTGTCCGCCCGCCAGGACCGCATCGTAGCGCGGAATGCCAATGAACCCTGGCCCCTTGCCAATCGATGGCCTCTTGTCGGATTCCAGCATTCGTTCCTTTTGTTGTATCAGATCCGCAAGTACGTCTATCACTTCCTCTTGCCTCGAAATTTGCCGTCGAAGCAATGTGACTTTGCCGTCGTCGGTGGCGAGTTCTAGAGACGCTTTCATGTCTGTGAGTTGCAACCGCTGGCATCGAAGATTCAATTCATGCTCTTCGACGCTCTCCGAAATGCCAGCAGCTAACCAGTCGACCGAAACGTCTAGAATGTTGGATAGCCCCACAAGCCGGTCCCGGCCTGGTTCAGCTTCGCCCTTTAGCCAACCATGAACGCTTTGCTGAGATACCCCTAGCGCGGTCGCTAGCGCGTTTCCTGATCGGAAATCGGACCGTTCCAACGCAGCGCGTAGCCGGAGCGCGAACTCCAAGCGGTCTTCATCTTCAATCGTAAACTGGCGTTTCCGCTTCGGCATTGAGCTCACGCTTCTTGTAATAGACTGAAAAATAGACAAAAAATCATTTTGTGCCACCTATGTGCTACTTCATAACCTGAACATTGGACGATTGGTTTGCATTTCATCCATTTTTCCGTCATGTTCATTCCTGTCGTAACAAATGACACTCAAAGAAAGCCGGTCTGGCAGGACCGGCAGGAAGAGGCGGGATGGCGAAGCCCAAGGCCGACAAGTCGGCAATCGAGATCCAGTTCATGCTCAACAGCGCGGGCTGGACCTACGCGGCGGTCGACCGCGCCCACCGCTTGAGGCCGGGCATCGCTAAGGCTGCCGCCCACAAGCCGTGCGCGCCGGGCGAGACAGCCATCGCCAGAGTTCTGGATCTGCCTGCGCACCGCATCTGGCCGAGCCGCTACGACGCCCAGGGGAATCGCCTCAAGCCTCAACCTACGGCGAACTATAAGCCGAAGCGGCTGTTCCCGCACCGTCAAAAAGGACAGGCCGCATGAACAAGGTTTCCGAAGCACTGCTTGATATCCGCATGGTAGCGCTCAGGCCCATCGTGCAGATGATGGATGAGACGGAGTACGACACGCTGACCGCCTTTGCCATCCTGCTGCAGACCAGGGCCATCACGCCCGGCACGCTCGCGATACTCGGCGATGCCGGTCGTACTCCCGAAGATGCAGACGGCGGCACCGAGCAAGGTGAGACCGAACCTGGAATGCGTGTGCTGGAGATGGTAGCCGAGCGCGAGGCCGAATTGCGGGCACGGATGGACCGGCTGATCAAGGCAATCGCAGATGTCTGAAGCCCAGCACATCAGCCTTGAACCGAACCGGGTCATTGTCGCCGAACGGCTGCGCGGGGTTGACCCGGACGTTGTCGATGCGCTCTGCGCGGTTGGCCTGCGGACGGACCTGTATCCCGTCATCGTGCGGCCCCTGCGCGACAACAACGGCGAGGTGATCGCGCATCAGCTGGTGGCGGGCGGGCATCGCCTGGCGGCTGCTGTTCAACTGGGCCTCCGAAGTATCGAGGCGATTGAACAGCCGCTGGACGATGACGAAGCGCGGCTGGTCGAGATCGAAGAGAACATGCTGCGCAAGGGGCTCAAGGGTCTGGCGCGCGCCCGGTTCCTGTCCGAATGGAAGCGCATCTATGAAGCGCGCAATCCGGAATCCAGGAACGGCGCGCATGGTGGTCGCGGAGCAAGCCGGAATGAGAAGGGAATTTTTCCCTTCTCAAAAATCGCAGCCCAGAAGCTGGAGTGCGACCCGTCCACAATCAAGAAGTCTGTCGCCCTCTACGAGGGCCTGACCGAGCACGTCCGGGAGATGATCGACGGCAGCTGGATAGCCGAGAAGGACAGCGATCTGCGCGCGCTGGCGGCGCTGCCACCGGATCAGCAGACGCCTGTTCTCGCCGCCCTGCTGCGGCAGGCGCAGCCTGCGACATCGGTCAAGGCAGCGGTTGCCGAGGTGGTCGGAGCCAAGAAGACGTCACCGGAGGACGATCAGTACAAGTCGCTGGTGCAGGCCTGGATGCGTGCCGGAACACCGGCGCGACGCCGGTTCGTGGAGATGCTCGAGAACACCGGCGTGGCGGGGCGCATCTGATGGCCAAGGTGCGCGGTGATGATCGAACGCAGGACCTGCTCGACTGGGAGCCACCGGTCATCGTCCGCCGTTTCGATGATGACCGGGTGCGCACCGCGACCCTGCGTTCGCGCATCGCCCGCGCCGTATCCGAGACCCTGCGTGATTGCGAGCACAGCCGTGAAGTGGTCGCAACGGCGATGAGCGACTGGCTGGGGGAAGAGGTCAGCAAGAACATGCTGGATGCCTATGCCAGCGAGGCACGGGAAGACCACACGATCCCGTATCTGAGGCTGCTCGCCCTGACCGAGGTCACCCGCGATCCGCGCCTGCTGCAGATCGGTGCCGAGATGTTCGGCTACATCGTTGTCGAAGAGCGGTACCGGCACTGGATCAGGGCCGGGATGGAATACGACCGGGTCAACTCCGCGAAGGAAGTGGCCGCCCATTCAGAGCGTGAAGCCGAGCTGGCACTGCGCCTGGCGAAGCGAGGGGCATCATGAAGGAGTGGTACACGAACGCAGAGTTCGCGGCACTCAAACTACCGGCGTTCCCGGACACCGAGAGCGGCGTCTGGCGCTGGTTCAAGACCAACGATGTCGATGCACGTGCGCCACACAGGGTGCGCTGTCGCAAGGAACGGGGCGGTGGGGTCGAACGACACATCTCAGCTCTTCCAACCAGCCTGCAGAGCTGCATTCGCCTGCGCCACCTGAAGGTTGTCGAGGCCCCGGCTGTCGCGCTGCCCGCCGTCTGCGAGACACAGCCCAGCACCGTTGGCGCGGCCTTGCGCCGGGATGCCATCCTGACCCTGCTGGGGTTCTGGGATGTCTTTCGCCAGAACCACGAGGGGTCGGTGGAGGTGCAGCGGCACCTGTTCACCGGCATGTACCGCAACGGCAGGATTTCAGGGCTGCCGGAGTGGGTGCGCCAGGCACTGACCTCCGCCTCCGGCAGGCCCATCGGCGTCAGCGTCACGACGCTGAAACGCTGGACCAAACTACGCGAGACCGGCGACTTCGCCTCCCTCGGCGGGAACTACGGTGGGCGCAAGGGTTCCGGTGTCCTGGACAAGGCGGAGGGTGGCGACGTCGGTCTGGCGATATCGGCCTACATCGTACAGCAGCCGCACCTGACTGCGGACCACATCCGCGACCTGATTGCTGACCGGTTCGGGCAGACGCTCGACATCGATGGCAAGCCCAGGCCGCTGCCGTCGCTCCGGTCATTCGAGCGCCACATCGCACGCTGGAAGGCGGACCATGCCGACGCGCTGACCAAGCTGACCGACCCGGATGCGTGGAAGAACAAGTACAGGTTCAGCGGCACCAACATGAACCACTGGGTGACCGCACCCAACATGCTCTGGGAGATCGACGCCAGCCCGGCGGATGTGCTGCTGACCGATGGCCGCTATTCGATCTATGCGGTGATCGACATCTACACCCGCCGGATGATGGTCAGCGTCACACGGACACCGAAGACAGAAGCGGTGCTGGCACTGGTGCGCCGGGCCATCATGGCCTGGGGAGTGCCGGAGGTGCTGCGGACGGACAACGGTTCCGATTTCGTGAGCCATGCCTTCAAGCGGGCGATGTCCGCACTGGCCATTCATCAGGACATCACGGCCCCCTTCAGCCCCGAGCAGAAGGGCACCGTCGAGCGGGCCATCGGCACCCTGCAGCGCGGCCTGATGCCCCTCCTGCCGGGCTTCGTTGGCCACAATGTTGCTGACCGAAAGAAGATCGAAGCGCGGCGCAGCTTTGCGGCCCGTCTGGGGGAGAGCGACCAGAACACGTTCTGTGTCGATCTGGACCACGAGGGTCTGCAGACCACCATCAACCAGTGGGTGGAGACCAAGTATCTGCATCGCCCGCACAAGGGGATTGACGGGCAGACACCATTCGAGCGGAACGCCAACTGGAATGGCGTGATCAAGCGCCTGGAGAACGAGCGCGCGCTCGACATCATGCTGGCGCCCATTGCGGGATCGAACGGTATCCGGACTGTCACGAAGACCGGCATTGCCCTTGACCGGGCGCGCTTCATGCACCCGGCACTGCGGCCCGGCAGCCGGGTGTTCTGCCGCCATGACCCGGACGACCTGGGCCGCATCTATGTCTATTCGGAGAATGGCGAAGAGTTCATCGGGGTGGCGGTCTGCCCCGAGCGTGTCGGGGTCGATCCCGGCGATGCGATCCGCCTGAATCGCTCGGAACAGACGCGACGCATGGCCGAGGAAGTGGCACCGCTGCAGCGAGAAATCCGGGCCAGAAAGCCCTACGACATGGTGGATGGAGTGCTGCGCGAATCTGCCCGCAAGAGCGGCGTGCTGACCGCGTTTCCGGCACCTTCAAAGCCGCACACAACACCTTCACTCGAAGCCGCAGCGGATGCGGTTTCGAGCAACGAGACACCTGCTGCACCGACCCTTGATGCACCCGAAGACGCGGCCCGCAAGGCCTTCGTCGCCGGGTTCCAGGCCGAGCAGGAAAACATTCATCAGCTGCCCGATACGCCGGGCCTGCGGTTCCAGAGGGCGCTGGAACTGCAGACACAGCTGGAGAACGGCGACACCCCCTCCGACGAAGATACCAGATGGCTGCTCGGCTACGTGCAGACCGCTGAATATCGGGCGCGGAAGTCGCTGCACGATGACTTCAAACAGGACAGGGACACCAAGTCATGAGCCATATCGCGCCAACACGAAACGTGTTGCAGTTCTCGACGCTGGCGGAGCGGGTCTGCAACCGCAATCCGGACCTGCCGGGCATCGGCATATTCTACGGGTTCTCCGGCTTCGGGAAGACGCGCTCAGCTGAGTACAGCGCGCACAAGCAGCGTGCGTTCTACGTGGAAGTCGGTGAGAGCTGGACGAAGAAATTCTTCCTGCAGCGGCTCGCGACCGAGATCGGTGTCAGCGACAAGGGCTCCATTCCGATCATCGTTGAACGCATCATTGAAACGCTGGCCATGGACCCGAGGCTGGTGATCATCGACGAGTTCGATCACGTGGTGTCGCGCAACTACCATGAGACCGTGCGCGAGATCCACGACAAGGCGCAGACGCCGATCATCTGCATCGGGGAAGAGCTGCTGCCGGGCAAGATCGAATCCCTGTCCGAGCGGTTTCACAATCGGGTGCTGGACTGGGTGCCGGCACAGCCATCCGACCGCGACGATTTCTGCCACCTGCTGGACCATTACTGCCCGGGCATCACGCTGGAGGACGCCCTGGTCGAGCAGCTGATTGCAGCGTCCGGGGGTCGCGCCCGTCGAATCTGCATCAATCTCGACCGCATCCGCGAACTGTCCCTGTCGCTTGGTTCCGACGTGATCACCACGAAGGAATGCCCGCGTCAGATGCTGTTCACGGGCCGCGCACCGAGCCGGAGGGCCTCGTGATGGGACGTCGCCCTGCAGATCAGCCGCGGCGGTTTCGCGGCCACGAGCATTTCTGGAAGGTCATCATGGACCTGCACGGCCAGCCAGGGCCGTTCACGGTGCGGGATGTCTACCTGGAGACCAACGCGCACAAGGACACGGTGCGGGATTATCTGAAGCGCCTGGTGAGGGCGGAGATCCTGTCACGCGAGGTGACCGATCCGCGACAGCCAGACCTGTTCCGGGTGCTGAAGCCACAGCGGGATGCGCCGTCTGTCACGCGAGAGGGCAAGGTGCGCACCCTGCCAACGGGCACCGAACAGATGTGGCGCACGATGAAGATGCGTTCCTCGTTTACTGCTGCCGAGCTGGCGGATGGTGCGTCCACGGATGAGGTGCAGATCGCACTGGAGACAGCGAAGACGTACTGCAGGCACCTGAAGCGTGCCGGTTACCTGGTGATCACGACACCCGCCGCGAAGAATGTGGCAGGCACGGATGTCAGCTATCGCCTGCTTCCGAGCATGATGACCGGGCCACGAGCGCCGCTGATCCAGCGGGTCAAGCGTGTGTTCGATCCGAACCTCGGCCGGGTAATGCGGTTTGCGGAGGATGGTGATGACCAGAGCCTCTGAGACTGTCACCCAGCACTGGCATGGCGACGCGCCGGAATGGGTGCTGATGCTGGCTGATCATTGTGACCGGGCTGGCTCCCAGCGCGCGACGGCGGACGCCATCGGCTACTCCGCGTCCGCCGTCAACATGGTGCTGAAGAACCGCTATCCCGGCGTTCTCGACAAGATCGAGGAACGGGTTCGCGGGGTTCTGATGGGCGAGACCGTCGAATGCCCGGTGCTCGGCACTCTCCCCAGGCACGTTTGCAGGGAACACCAGCGGGCGGAGTTCAGTTCTGCCAGCGGCCTGCGGGTCAGGCTCTATCGGGCCTGTCGCGGCAGCTGCGCGCACAGCCGGATCGCCAGGGAAACCCCGAGGAAGGAGGCAATCCGATGAAATTTCCAGACAGCACTCCGCCGCTCAGCGAGCGCATGGTGTGTCTCTATCAGGAGCTTGATCGTTCTGTTGCGGCGGGCGTGGACATGACGGCGCATGCCGTCGTGCAACTGCCGTCCCTCATCGAGGAAGTGCGACATCTGGAACGGGTGGTTGCCTCCTACGAGACCGGCACCGTTCCGGTGTATCGCATCGATGCCTTGCCGAAGTTCCCCCAGCAGCGGTGGGTAACGGATGGAGGTGATGATGATCAGCAGTGATTTGCGCGGCCTTGCCGAAGGCCTCGAGCAGATGATCGACAGCGACAGCCTGACATCATCCGTCCTGCGCCAGGCCCTGCACCGGATGCACGAGATCGCTGACGACGTGCATGAGCTGGAGCAGCGCCCGGTTCCTCCGGCGTGTCGTGCGGCCAGGAATGACGGTGTGGTCGTGCTGCGGCCCCGGCCCGACTACTGGACCGGAGGCCGGTCATGAGCGCGGTTGCCTACACCTGGCGGAGCGGCGTTATCGAGTTCGGCCAGTTCAAACCCGAAGGTGCTGTGGCACTACCCACTGCCGACGAGAACATCATCAGCGCCGTGGCGAGACATGCCTACGACGGCAAGACGCTGCTGGTTCCGGGTATTCCCGAGGCGGAGGACGACGAGGAAGCGCTTGATGCGTTGGAAGAGTTCTGCCGCCAACTGAGGAAACGCATCGGAGGCCGGTCATGAGCGGCACCGGCGAGGATCGCATGGGAACGATCACTCTCATCTTTTCCGAGGTAGGACGGCTGTATGGCGTGAAGTTGCCACAGATGTTCGGCCCTCGGCGATATCGCTCAATTGCCTGGCCCCGTCAGGTGGCCTGCTACCTGGCCAGCGAGTTGACCGAAGCCAGTCTCCCACAGATAGGCCGGGTCTGCGGCGGGCGGGATCACACCACGATCCTGCATGCGATCCGGCGCGTAGAGGACGTGACCAGCCACAGCAAAGAGAAGTGGAAAGAGGTCGAGCGGATACGGGCCATCGTGACCAACGATCACCTCCACCGCTTTGCCGCCAAGGCCGTCTCCAGTGAGCAGCAGAAGAGGCTGATCCGCGACCTGCAGAACACGATCCGGACATGTCGAAGGGCGCTCCGCCGCCTGGGCGTGGAGGACACCGATGCGCGCGCGTGACGGCGGGTGGCGCTATCGCCTGCGCCAGCAGTTCCGCTGGCTCAGGCTCATCTGGAAGGGAGCGAACTGATGGCGAAAAAGACGAAGGCAAAGACCGGTGCGGCCAAGGTGCATGTGCCCCAGAACCGTGATGAGGCCGATCTCATGATCATGGAGATCGGCTCGGCGCAGATGCAGCTGGCGCGGATCGAGGCCCGTCTGAAACTGAAGACGGCGCAACTGAAAGCCGGTGCGGAGGCCGAGGCTTCATTGCACCGGACCATCCTGACGGAACGCACCGAGGGGCTGAAGATCTGGGCCGAGGCGAACCGGAAGACACTGACGCGCGACGGGCGCACGAAGACGGTGGAACTTGGCGCGGGGAAGATCGCATGGCGGATTCTGCCCCCGCGCGTGACGATCCGGGGTGTGGAGGACGTGCTGGCGCATCTGCGCCTGAACAAGCTGGTTGGCTTCATCCGGACGAAGGAGGAGATCGACAAGGAAGCCATGCTGAAGGATCCGCGTACAGCAAGGGAGATACCCGGCGTGAGCATCGGCAGTGAAGGCGAGGAGTTCGTGGTTGAGCCTGCCGGTCTGGAGCTGGCGGAGAAGTGATCATGCCGACCAGGGGCACAGTGTCGGTCGAAGAGATCAAGAGCGCCCTGCTCAACGTTTCTATGAGCGCTGCGCCTTTCATTCATGGCCGGGGCATGGAGCGGGCGCGGCGGCAGCTGCTGCGCAACGTCAAGCACGCCAGTGAACTTCTGAAACTGGAGATCGTCGATCCGCAGGCCAAGGCAGGGCGGGTCGAGAACCTGCGTGAGCTGGCCGAGGCGGCAGACGCCGAGTGCGCCGCCCGGCCCGGCTATCGCGCTGATCTGGAGGGCTGAGGAATGCGAACTGATATTGAACGCATCAAGGCTCGTATCCGGGCACTGCGCCAGATGACGGAGGCCAATGGCTGTACCGAGGCGGAGGCAATGCAAGCTGCCGCGTCGGCGCTGTCCCTGATGCAAAAGCACAGTCTGAGCGACGACGATCTCGCCTTCGTGCAATATCGCCGGACCACGCCAGGCAAGCGACGTCAGGTTATCGACAGCCTGTGGCCGCATGTGGCCAGAATCTGTCGCTGCAAGGGCTGGTTTGCATCGACAGACAACGGTCTGACCTATGTGTACTTCGGTCGCGAGGATGATGTTCTCATCGCCGAATACCTGCACGGTCTGCTGGTTGCCGCGTTCCGGCGTGAGGCCGATCAGTTCAAGGCCAGTCATGAGTACAAGCGGCGGCGCAAACAGAAAACCCGCAACGCTTCGCTGAGAGCGTTTCAGCAGGGCATGCTTGAACGGATCACACGACGGCTGTCGGAGCTCTGGTGGGTCCGCATCAATTCGGAAGGTAACGCTGAAGCGGCTGCATTGGTCGAGCGTGACTATCTGAATCGACTGGCCAAGGTTCTGCAGGAGATGGGCGTCCAGCTCTCCGGCATGGCGGCTCTTCGCCCTGCCAGCAGCGCATTTTCCGAGGCGCGGCTTGCCGGTCATATCGCTGGCGCGAAGGTGCCGATTGACCCCGGTCTGTCGACCGCGCCGTGTGCCCAGCTGGAGCCAATCCGCAGGGCGGGTCGCACATGACCGCGTCTCGATTTCAGGTTGGCGAGTTCGCCCGGACGCTGAACGAACCATTCTTCCGCCCTCCACCGCAACTTGTGATGACAGCAGGAGCCGACCGATGAGCAACCGCAATGCCATGCTCGCGAAGAGCGCAATCGCCGTAAAGCAACTGGGTCTCAGTGATGATGATTTCCGGGGCGTCCTGCATCAGCAGTTCGGCGTATCGAGCCGCAGGGATCTGTCGGATCAACAGCTCGCTGAACTGATCGATCACTTCCGGAGCAAGGGTTTCGAAGACAGCTACCGGCGGCGCAGCGGCGGCAACAACCGGCCAGCTGGAAAACGCCCGAAAGAGGTGTCGCTGATGCGGGCGTTGTGGATCTCCGGCTGGCATCTCGGGGTCGTGCGCGAGAACTCCGACAAGGCGTTGGCGTCATTCGCAAAGCGCGTGACAGGTGGAGAGAAGACGCCAGGTCAGTTGGGCACCGACCGTCTGGAATGGCTCGACGGCACACAGACAGTGAAGGTGATCGAGGCCCTGAAGGATCTGCTGGCGCGTGAGGGGGGTGTGGACTGGGCAGGCATGACCAATGGAGTTGGCTGCCACTATACTGCTGGCAAGGTCTCGGAACCGCGTGTGCAGGTGGTAGCAGCGCAGTGGCGGCGGATGGCCGATCTGGGTGTGGTGCGGATACGTCATCTGGACGCTGCGTCGCAGTGGGCGCTCAAGATCGTCGGCGGTCCATTCCGGACCCTGCCTGGCATGACAGATGACGAGCTGGATCAGGTCATCCGCGAGTTCGGCGCGATCATCCGAAAGAAGCAGAAGGCGATGGCCGCAGCGGCATCCTCTGCGGTGCTTGGTTGATCGCATGTCTGAAGGCACCCGCAGCTGGCCGGAAGGACTTCGCCGATTGGCGGATGTCATCGGGCCTGCTGCGGCTGTGCGTCTTGCCAATACCTTCGGCGGGACCGAAGACAACTACATCCCGAAGACTGCACGGCTGGATCATCCCTTCGTTCCAGTGATCGGCAAGGAGCGCTTTCAGAGCCTTTGCGAGGAGTTCGGCGGTGAGCGCCTGGATATCCCGCGCGGTGCGTTCCGCAGGTCGAAGAAGGCAGCGATCCTGAACGCCGCTGAAACCATGCCTGCCCGCGAACTGGCATTGCGCGTTGGCGCAACTCAGCGCTACGTTCGCTCCGTCCGGTCCATGACCCGAGATGACAAGCAGGGTGATCTTTTCGGCGAGAGCTGATCCCTTTTCCGGAAGACTTCCGGGCTACTTCCCTCAACCGACCACATGAATATTCCAGCCAGCAACCTTCATCACAAGGGGTCTGGTCGTGGATGCCGCGTTCAACAAAGCCATTGAGATCACGCTGAGCCACGAAGGCGGGTTCGTCGATGATCCGGTGGACCCCGGTGGGGCCACAAACTTCGGTGTCAGCCTTCGCTGGTTGCGCTCGGTTGGTGAACTCGAGGGCGCGGGTTCGGCTCTGGCGCTGTATGACCTTGATCAGGACGGCGATCTCGACGCTGACGACGTGGCGCAGCTGACCAGGGAAATGGCGAAGGATCTCTATCGCACCCGGTTCTGGGAGCCGCATGAGTATGCGTCGATGCCCGCGTCGATTGGCGCGAAGACATTCGATCTCGCCGTCAACATGGGACCGCGCCAGGCGCATCGTCTGGTGCAGCGGGCCTGCCGGGCAGCTGATCGGGAGATCGCTGATGACGGCCTGCTGGGTCCGCAGACGCGGGCTGCGATCCGACAGGCCGATGAGCTGGCGCTGCAGGCTGCCCTGCGCTCGGAAGCGGCAGGGTTCTATCGTGGTCTCGCCATCAAGCGCCCTGCCTTCAACCGCTTTCTGAATGGATGGTTGCGGAGGGCCTACTCATGAGCCTCTGGAAGGATCTGCTCCAGACTGTCGCGCCCGTCCTGGGCACTGCCCTGGGTGGGCCGCTGGGTGGGATGGCCGCCCGCGAGGTAACGCGCAGCCTGCTCGGTGACGATGGCGAAACCGATGACATGGACGTGGCTGCCGAGGCGATCCGCCGGGCCTCGCCGGATGATCTGCTCAAACTGAAGGAAGCCGAGCACCGGTTCGCAGCGCGGATGAAGGAACTCGACATCGAGGTGGACAAGATCCATCAGGCGGATCGCGAGAGCGCGCGCGAGCGTGAGATCGCGACAGGCAGCCGGATGCCTGCGCTGATTGCCATTGCTGCACTGGTCGGGTTCTTCGGTATCCTCGGCGCCATGATCTTCGTGGAGATCCCGCCGTCCGCCCAGCAGCCTGTCGCCGTCATGCTGGGTTCGCTCGGCACGCTGGTGACCAGCATCGGTGCCTATTATTTCGGGAGCAGCAAGGGGTCATCCGACAAGAACGCGATGATCGCCCGTCTGTCCGGAACCGACCGACCCCAGATGTCGCGACCTGCCGGCCGCCACGATTCCAGAGGGGCGTGAGATGGACGCGCTGCTTCCCTGGTTGCCGATCATCGCGGTCGGTATCAACCTGATCGTCCTCTGGATCGCCTGGACGATCCGATCCATGGCGCGGGAGGAGCAGCGCAAGTTCGCGAGGGATTTCGATGAGCGCCTGGCGCAGCAGGAGCGCAGCCTGACCCAGCTCCGGAGCCGGTTCGAACACTCGCCGGGGTACACTGATCTGCAGGCCATCCACCAGCGTGTGAGCGACATCAAGGACAAGGTCTACGAGATCGGTGGCGAGGTGAAGGGTGCGCACGCCGATATCGGCGGGCTGAAACGGTCCATGGACATTCTCGTCAGCCATCACATCAGGGAAGGACGGGAACCATGAGCCTTGCCGCCACCATCCGCGCCATGGTCCGGCGCGAGATCCTGCGCCTGCTGGCCGCCGACGCCGGATACAGCCAGAACCACGCCATCATCCGCCGGGCAATGGAATCCTCCACCGCGCAGTCGCTGACAGAGACGGAGGTTCGCGAGCACCTGTCCTGGATGGAGGATCGCGGGCTTGTCACCACCGAGACCGTCGGTCCCTACCTGCTGGCCAAGCTGACCGACCGGGGCCTGAGCGTGGCGCGGGGCGAGGAGCATGTCGAAGGTGTCGAACGTCCCCGACCGAGTGAGCTCGGCTGATGTCGTCGTGCCCCCAGACTGCAGTTGCAACGCTGACCATGCCCGGAGCGGATGTGGCACAGGGATATTCCTTCGTGCCGGGCATTGGTCACCTGAGCGCGTGCCGCTGAGATGGGACGCAAGAGCAGCATCGACGAACTGGACCCGCGCATCCGGCGTGAACTGAAGCGGCTGATCCTCGAAGATCAACTGACCATTGACGCCATCGTGGATCATCTGTCGGAACTGGGCGTCGATGACATCAGCCGCAGTGCGGTTGGTCGCTACAAGAAGCGCGAAGAGAAGCTCGCCAGGCGGCTGCGGCAGAGCCGCGAGGTCACCGACGCGCTGGCCACGAACATGAGCGAGGCTGAGACACAGGGCAAACAGGGGCGACTGCTGGTCGAGATCAGCCGCACACTGGTCTACGACATGATCGCGGGTCTGGAAGAGGGAGAGAATCTGGACCCCAAGGACATCGCCATGCTGGGCAAGGGCCTGGCAGAGATGGCCCGCGCCGCACGCTTCGACCAGGACTTCGAGCAAAGGGTAGCTGATGTCGTCAAGGCCGAGCGCGAAGCGTCGGCCCGGAAGCTGACCGATGCCGTGCAGGAAGGGCGACTGGATGCACATGCCGCCGAAGAGGCACGTCGCATCATGGGCTTTGTGTGATGCCAGAGCAGGAGGCGGAGCTACGCAGCACGGCGGAGGCGCTGGATCAGGTTGTCACCTTCCTGCCCTATCAGAAGCGTTGGCTGGCGGATGACGCCCGCTTCAAGGTCGGAATGTTCGCCCGGCAGACAGGCAAGACCTTCACCACCTGCGCCGAGATCGTTGATGATTGCATCCAGGCCGAGATCCGGAACCGCCGGACCCGCTGGGTAATCCTGTCGCGCGGTGAGCGCCAGGCGAAGGAAGCCGTGGACGAAGCGATCAAGCCATTCAGCAAGGCTTTCTACGCGGTCTACAACACCCTGCTGAAAGGCAAGCAGCCCCCGACGTTTGAAGAAGGCGAGTTCCGCGTCACCAAGGGGCCTGGCGAGCAGGATGCGGTTTACAAGACACTGGAAGTGATCTTTCCCTCCGGCAGCAGGATCACTGCCCTGCCTGCCAACCCGGACACCGCTCGTGGCTTCAGCGCCAACGTGTTCCTGGATGAGTTCGCGTTCCATGCCGACAGCCGCAGGATCTGGGCAGCCGTCTTTCCGGTCATCTCCAAGAAGGGCCTGAAGCTCCGGGTCACCTCCACGCCCAACGGCAAGGACAACAAGTTCTATGAACTGATGACGGCCAAGGACAGCCTGTGGAGCCGTCATGTTGTCGATATCCACTCCGCTATTGCCGACGGGCTGGAGCGCGATGCGGACGAGCTGAAGTCCGGTCTGAACGACGATGACATCTGGGACCAGGAGTATCTGCTGAAGTGGCAGGAAGCGGCCTCTGCCTGGCTCAGCTACGCCCTGATCAACGGTGCCGAGGATGACAGGGCTGGCAGGCCGGAGCTGTACCAGGGTGGCCTCTGCTATGTCGGCAACGATATCGCCCGCCGCTCGGACCTCTGGGTGGCATGGGTCTGGGAGCAGATCGGTGACGTCTTCTGGACGCGCGAGATCGTTACGCTGAAGAACAAGAGCTTCTCCGCACACGATGCGGCGATAGCCGACATCATGGATCGCTACAAGGTCATGCGCCTGAGCATGGATCAGACCGGCATGGGTGAGAAGCCGGTCGAGGACATGAAGCGGGCGCATGGCGATCTGAAGGTCGAGGGCGTGCTGTTCACCCCTGCGCGGCGTCTGAACGTGGCGACCGTGGCCAAGCAGCTGTTTCAGGATCACAAGACCCGGATACCGGCTGGTGACGATCTGCTGCGCGCGGATCTCCACAAGCTGAAGGGCATCGAGAGCGCAACCGGCAGCCTGCGGCTGATCGCGCCCCGCGACACCGATGGCCATGCCGACCGGACGTGGGCGGCATTCCTCGGGCTGGCGTCCGCAGATGGTGTCATCGAACCGGCAAGCGCGGATGTGGTCGATGAGACAGGAGCCGCCTATCGCTCGACGCGCGGTGATCATCGTGCGCTGGGCAGGAGGCTCGGTGCGCTAACCGGTTTCGGCAGAAGCCGAAGGAGCTATTGAATGGGCATTCAAGCGTGGTTCAGGGACCTGTTCACGTCATCGAATGGTGAGGCGGAGGCCGCACCCGTGAGGGAGGCCGCGCGGTCGGTCAACATCGACCCGGACGATGATCAGTGGCGGCGACTGACGGGGTCGGTCAACCGCGATATCAGCCCGCTGTCGCAAACCCGGATGCAGGAACTGGCGGTGCATTTGTGGGACGAGAACCCCATCGCTAACCGGCTGATCGAACTGCCGCTGAGCTACATGCTGGCTGAGGGTGTTGGCATCACTTCCGAGGATGAAGAGGCGCAGGCCTGGATCGACGCCTTCTGGACCGATCCGATCAACTGCATGGAGGTCAAGCTGCCGAAGCGGGCGCGGGAGCTGGCACTCTACGGCGAGCAGTGCTGGCCGGTGTTCGTCAACGACAGCAACGGAGACGTGCGCCTTGGCTATCTTGATCCGGGCCTGATCGAAACCATCGTCGTCGATCCCGAGAATGCCGAGCAGCCGATTGGCATCGTCACCCGCAGGAACTCCAGGGGCGTCGCCCGCCGCTACCGGATCATTGTCAATGGTCCGGAGGATGTGTTCACCGAGCGGACACGGCAGATCCGCGAGACCTTCAGCGACGGCGACTGCTTCTACTTCAAGGTGAACGATCTCTGCTCAGGACGGCGCGGACGATCCGATCTGCGAACCCAGTTCGACTGGCTGGATGGCTACGACCAGGCGCTGTTTGGCGAGCTCGATCGCTGGGACTTCCAGAGGGCATTCGTCTGGGATGTGAAAATGTCCGGAGCCACCCCGGAAGAGGTGGATGCACGTGCCAGGGCAATCACGGTGCCGCGCCCCGGCAGTGTGAAGGTTCACAACGAGCATGAGGAATGGAACGCTGTCACGCCGGAGCTCGGTTCCGCCGATACGGAGAAGTTCGCCAGGCTGTTCCGCAATCACATCATCGGTGGCTCATCGATGCCCGAGCACTGGTATGGCGGCGGCGGCGATGTGAACCGGTCCACTGCCGGAAGCATGACCGAACCGACCTTCAAGACGTTCTCGGCGCGCCAGACACAGATCGGCCACATGCTGGTCGAAGTGCTGACCTTCGTCATCCGGATGAAGCTGCACGCCTATTACGGCGTGGAGCCTTCGCAGGAAGAGCTGCAGGAGCGCCGCCCGACTGTTGTCTGGCCGGAGATGACGGCGAAGGACACGACCGCCTACGCTGCTGCCCTTGCGCAGGTGGTGCATGGCGCGCTGGCTGCCATCGATGCCGGGCTGCTGTCGGAAGAAACCGCCGTCGAGCTGATCGCCTCTGTCGGTGAACGCCTCGGTGTGACCATCGATTCTGCGACGGAACTGGCTGCCGCGCGCCAGAGGTCCAGCAAGCGCGCTGCCGATGATGCGTTCGGAGGCATGCCTCAGGCTGCACCCGATGACGCCTGACGAACAGGCAGCGGCCTTCGCGCTCGAGCGCCAGGCGCAGATCGAGCGGATGGTGCGCCAGCATGCCGAGGCCGCGCGTCAGGTGGCCGAGATCCTCGCCGCAGCAGGCCAGAGGATCGAGGCTCAGCTGCTGGGCAAGGCATCCGACTTCCAGCAGTTCCAGCTGCCTGTCATCCGTGCCTCGATCACGCGCAACATGGCGGAACTGACCCGCGCCCTGGAAGCATTGGGAATCACTGACATCGATGAGGCCTGGTCGAAGGGTGTGGATCTGCTCGACAGGCCGCTTGCTGCAGGTGGCGTTCGGATCTCCGCTGTATTGCCGGAAGTGGATCTCCGCCAGCTCATCGCGATCAGATCCTTTACCGTGGATCGCATGCGCGATGTTGGCCGGGAAGCGGCAGGCAGGCTGACCACCCGGCTCGGTCTGGTGATCGCTGGCGAAGGAACACCCAACGATGCTGCCCGCGAGATCCAGCGGACACTCGACACCAGCCGGAGCCGTGCTCTCACGATCACGCGGACCGAGCTGGGCCGGGCATTCTCGGTCGCCACCCATGAGCGCCAGACAGCAGCGCGTGCTGTACTGCCCGGCTTGCGAAAGCAGTGGCGACGATCCGGCAAGGTGCACAGCCGCCCGTCGCACGATGTGGCGGATGGTCAGCTGCGCGAGGTGGATGAACCGTTCCTGGTCGGTGGCCATCGCCTGATGTATCCGCGAGATCCGGATGCACCGGCTGCCGAGACCATCAACTGCGGCTGTGTCTCTTTGCCGATGATGGAAAGCTGGCAGGTGCGTGATCCCGGCGCGCGGCCATTCAGCGTGCAGGAACTCGCACAATCTTCTGCCAAACGAGATCTCGACAGGGAACGGAGTTAGGCCAGCAGGCAGACTTGCCGCCCTGTCGGCCCTGACCGCGTTCAATTTCGTGTTCAATGGATTTCAGGGCTTCCGGGGCCACTCGTCTGCCAGAGGCCGTGTGTGGCGCTCTGAGGGCGTTGGCCCGTTTGCGGCTCATCCCGGACCCGGAACACTTCCGGACAATTGTCGAACCCCGCTGCTCAGTACGGTCGCATTTCAGATGAGATCAGGCAACGGGGTTACAGACGATGAGCACCACGAAGGCACCGACAGAGCCGACGCCCGCCGCTGCGGCGAAGGCAGCTTCTGAACCGGAGACGGAGACGACGGCTCCCGACCTGACCGCCAGGGACGTGCTTCGCCAGTTCAAGGGTGTGCGGGTTCAGGCAGGTGCGAAGGACGGCAAGCCCGTCATGGTGGCGCTGAAGGCGGAGCACATCCTCGATATCTCTCACAAGGGGACCACGGTTCGCATCCTGACGCTCGACGGTGTTCGCCATGAAGTGGAGGCGGGCGCGTGAGCAAGCGTACCTTCAACATCCCCGCTCTCGGGATTGTCGGGCCGGAGAACGTCCGCGAGGCGTTCGACGGTGACCTGGTCCAGCTGCGCGACCTGCTGCAGAGCCGGATCAAGGCAGCCCTCGAGCTTTCCGGTGAAGAAGACTGGTGGCCTCATGTCCACGGCCTCTTCCCTGACTTCATCGTCGTCGAGATGAAGGACGGCAAGCTCTATCGGTATTCCTATGTCGTCGATGGCACGGACGTGACCCTCGGCGCACCCATGGAGGTCGTCAAGACCTTCACGCCTGCCGGTGATGGCGGATCGCCCTCCGCTGCCGTCCCTGTCCAGAACGCACCGGCAGGCCCCTTCATCGAAGCCGCTGGCGACAAGGGCGTCTGGCGCATTCGTGTCGTGCGTTCGGGTCGCAGTGGTAATGGCAACATCTATCCGGAGGCTGTCCTGCGTGAAGCCGTGCCGCTGTTCGATGGCGTGCGCGTCTTCGTCAAGGGCGACGCCGAACACCTGGCGGGTCAAGGCAAGGATTTCCGGAACCTGATCGGTGCCCTCAAGGCTCCGCGCCTGGTCGAAGCGGCAGGTGCTGCAGGTCAGGTGGAGATCCAGGCCGATCTGCACCTGATCGAGCCGGACGGCAGCGTCGCCACGAAGATCCGCGAAGCCTGGGACCATGGTCTGACAGACCTGTTCGGGTTCTCGATGGACACCCTCGCCACCATCGACCGGAAAACCCTGGGCGGTCAGTCGCTCCGGGAGGCCCGCAAGTTCCTGAAGGTCAAGTCGGTGGACCTCATTGTCGAACCCGGTGCCCACGGCGGCATCGTGCAATTGCTGGAAGCAAAGGACGAACTCATGAACCGCGAAGAGATCCTGCGGCTGCTGGAGGCAAAGAACCTTCTGGCAGGCCACGACACGGACAAGATGTCCGACAGTGAGCTGGTGACCCTGCTGAGTGCCAGCCTGCGGGAGGCTGCTCCCGGCGCGACAGATCCGGATCGTGTGACCCGCGCGGACCTGCGCCTGATCGAGGCCCGTGCCGATGCGCGGGCGCTCATCGCGGCCTCCGGCTTGCCGAAGGCAGCACAGGACCGGGTGACCGCACGGTTCGCCGAGGCGAAGGAGATCGAGGATGGTGCCGTCGCCACGGCCATCAAGGCCGAAGCCGACTACATCGCCACCTTCCGCGAGAGCGGGCGGGTGACCGGCCTGGGTGACCGGATCGAAGTGGGTGAGACCCGCGACCAGAAGGTTCAGGCAATGTTCGACGCCTTCTTCGACCGCCAACACAGGGACGCCCGCCACGTCCGTTCCTTCAAGGAGGCGTACATCGAAGTGACCGGCGACCGGAAGGTGACCGGGCTGCTGCAGAACTGCGACACAGGTGTCATGCGCGAGGCTCTTGGCACGGCGTCGTTCCCGGAGGTGCTGGGTGATGCCATCCAGCGTCGGATGGTGGCCGACTACAATGTCGGGAGCCAGTACGATATCTGGCGTCAGGTCGCTGACGTGGTGAGCATCAGCGACTTCCGCACCCAGCATCGCGTGCGGTACGGCGGCTATGGTGATCTGCCCGCAGTTGCGGAAGCCGGTGACTACGAAGCGCTGGCGTCTCCGACTGACGAAGAGGCAACCTACGCAGTCACCAAGCGTGGCGGTCTCGAGACGATCACCATGGAGATGATCAAGAACGACGACGTCGGAGTGATCCGTCGTCTGCCGACGAACCTCAGCCGTGCAGCCAAGCGCACCCTGGGCAAGTTCACGCTGGACTTCCTTCGGGCCAATGCAGCGATCTATGACGGGGTGAACCTGTTCCACGCGGATCACGGCAACCTCGGCGCTGCCGCCCTGGACAAGGCCAGCCTCGCAGCAGGTCGCCTTGCGATGCTCAACCAGACGGAAAAGGATTCGGACGAGAAGCTGGGCATTGGCCCGGTCAATCTCTGGGTGCCCTTCGCCCTGGAAGAGACCGGTGTGGACCTGTTCCGTCGCTCGACCGAGAACGACAAGACGTTCACCCAGTCGCTCGCCCTGAACGTGATCCCGGTCTGGTACTGGACCGATGCCAACGACTGGTACCTGTCGGCGGACGTGGCTGACATTGCCTGCATCGAGATCGGCTTCCTCGATGGTGATGAGGAACCGGCGCTGTTCATCCAGGATCTGCCGAACGTCGGCTCGATGTTCTCGAGCGATCAGGTCACCTACAAGATCCGCCATGTCTACGGCGGCGCGGTGGTCGATCATCGCGGCCTCTACGGCGCGCGCCCGGCCTGATCCCCAACCCCATAAACCAGCGCCAATACCCCGTGAGGTGGCGACCGCAGGCGGAGAGACGGCACGGCGTCTCTCCGCCGCCTTAAGGACAAGTTTCGATCATGGCCCTGGCTGATTTCACAGCATTGATCGCTGACCTGGTACGAGATCCGGACGTGCGGATCTCCGATGACCAGCGTGATCGTGCTCTGGCATTGGCCGTGATCCGATACTCGCAGGACCGCCCGCTCAACATGCTCGTGAACATCGACGCACCTGGCGGATCATTCCTGCAGCTGCCCGCGCCATGGGTCGAAGGCCTGAGCGCGCTCGACGGATGCTGGACCGATTATGAAACGGACCATCGCCGCCCCCTGAGCGCGACTGTCGAGCTGACCCTGCAGGGCTATCAGATCCGGGTGGTGCCCGCGCCCGTTGCCGATCAGACGGTGACCGTGGCATAAACCACTGCCCATGTGATCGACGGCGAAGCCGACATCGACACTGTGCCGGCCGTACATCGCGAGCCGGTGGCCAGCTGGGCTGCCGCACTGCTGTTCGATCAGCTGGCTGCGGAGTATGCCGGGCACAAGGACAGCAGCTTTCAGGCTGACGCCGTGGACTGGCAAACCAAGTCGAACGACTATGCACGCCGGGCTAACGCCCTGCGCAAGCGCTATCACCAGATGGTCGGTGTCGATCCCGGCAGGGCGCGACCCGCCTCGGCAATCGTGGATCTGGATCTGACAGACAGCCGGAACCGCGACCGCTTCAATCACTCGGGGCGGAACCGATGAACGAGACCTTTCGCATCGAGATCGATGAAGCGGATCTGGCGCTCGCATTTGAACGCGCGCCGGAGCTGCTGCAGGCTCAGCTCTACCGCGACACCATGGAAGCCAGCCTGCTGCTCGAGCGCGAGATCAAGGAACGGACGCCGGTCGGTGCCTACAGCGCGCTGCGATCTTCGATCTCCGCACGCGAGCCTGAAGTCAGTGGCGGTGAGATCGCGGGCGCGGTGGGCACACCGCTGGCCTATGCGGTCCCGGTCGAGCTGGGCACCAAGCCACACTTCCCGCCCATTGAGCCACTGGAAGACTGGGTCCAGGCGAAGCTGAACGTGTCTCCGGAACGGGCCTCGGCAGTCGCCTGGCTGGTCGCGCGCAAGATCGCGGCACGCGGTACCGAGGGCACGTTCATGTTCGCCCATGGCTTTGCAGCGGTCGAAGGGCAGGTGCATGACATCTACCGGCGTGGTGCCGAGCTGATCGTTGCCGAGATCGGCGGTGGGTCATGAGTGTGCGTGCCGCCATTGTCCAAACCCTGGAAGCGGTACCGGAGATCGGGCGCGTCCATAGCCGGATGCGGTACGCCAGGCATGAACGGGATTTCCGGGCGCACTTCCTGACCGACGACGACAAGTTGCGCGGCTGGTTCATCAGCCGTCATTCGTTCGAAGAGAAGCAGCTGACCGAGCAGGTGAACACCATCGAGGAACGGTGGCGGATCACGGGCCTGTTCGCGCTTGTCGATGAGAATGAATCGGAGATCATCTTCGATCAGCTCATCGATGCGGTCGCTGCTGCGTTTCGTGCGGATCGTGGTCTGGGTGGCGCGGTGCTGACCACCGATGCCAGCGGTCGCTCAGGTGTGCAGCTGATCCAGTCCGAGCCGGTGTCCTTCGCAGGCGTGCTCTGCCACCGGGCCGTGCTCGAGCTCCGGACAGTGCGCCACGTCGAGACCCCCATCGATGACGACGAAGGCCAGCTGACGACGCTGCATGTCGGCATTTCGCCTGAGATCGGCGCGGCTCACGAAGACGACTACGAGATCGTCGGAGGCGCGGCATGAATGCGCTCGAAGAAATGGCCTTCAGGGTGACCGAGCTGGAGCGTCGTCTTGGTAATCTGCTGCGCGGCGGCTCGATCATCGCAACAGACTTCGCAACCGCCCGCGTCAAGGTGCGCTCCGGTGATCTGGTTACCGGCTGGCTGCCCTGGTTGACCCATCGTGCAGGCGGAGACGTGACATGGCATGCGCCGGAGATCGGCGAGCAGGTCATGATCCTGTCGCCGGACGGCGAGCCAGCCCAGGGCGTCGTGCTGCCTGCGATCTACTCGACGGCAGTGTCGGCACCGGCAAATTCGGCTGACCGTTCCGTCATCACGTATCAGGGCGGCCTGCTGCGCTTCGAAGCGGACCGGGAAGCGGGCGTGTTCCGTCTCATCGGAAATGTCGAGCTGGTTGGTGACGTCGCCATCGAGGGCACCGTCAATGTCTCCGAAGACGTGATCGCGGGCGGGAACGACGTCAGCCTGGTGAACCATGTCCATGGCGGTGTCTCGGTTGGTGCCTCGGAAACGGACGTGCCGTCATGAGCAGCCACAAGACAAAACTGTTCGTTGTCGTTCAGCGCATGCTGATCAAGGGCACGCCCGCTGAGGCCGGATCGAAGGTGCGCATGTCAGCCCGTGAGGCGAAGTACCTGGTCGCCTCCGGACAGCTGCGCCCGTTCCGGCGTGCCGTGAAGTCCACCCGTCGCACGAAGCCGGAGGACGCGTGATGCATGGCATGAACGCAGAGACCGGCGCGCCGCTTTCCGGGATCGACCATCTGACGCAATCGATCAGCGACATCCTGAGCACGCCCATCGGCACGCGCGTGATGCTGCGCGAGTATGGTTCACGGCTGCCGGACCTGCTGGACCAGCCAATGGTGCCTGGCTTCGCGGTCGAGGTGACCGTCGCGGTCGCCGAGGCACTGGCAAGGTGGGAGAAGCGGTTCGCCCTGTCTGAGGTGGCGATCACCGAGGCCACCGCCGGTCGCGCGGTGATCAGCCTGACCGGGATATACAAGCCATCCGGCCAGACGGTAACGGTCGATGGTGTCGTGATCGGCGAGGTGCTGGCCAATGTCTGACCTGCTCGACCTGTCACTCCTGCCTGCACCGGCACTGATCGAGGAACTCGACTATGCGACCATCCGTCAGGCGCTGATCGATGACCTGACTGCCCGCGACCCGTCGTTTGCCGAGCTGCTGGAAAGTGATCCCGGTGTGATCCTTCTGGAGGTTGTCGCCTGGCGTGAGCTGCTCATACGGCAGCGTGTCAATGATGCGGGAGAGGGCAATATGCTTGCCTTCGCCACCGGCAGTGACCTTGAGCAGCTCGGCGGGCTGTTCAATGTTGGTCGCTTGACCATAGTCGAAGCTGATCCGCTTGCCGAACCGCCCGTCGTTGCCGTTCTGGAGAGCGATACCGCCCTCCGTCGCCGCATCCAGTTGGCGCTCGAGGGTGTCACGACCGCAGGCAGCCGACAGTCGTATCTCTTTCATGCACTGTCAGCTGACGCGGATGTCCGCGATGTCGCTGTCATCAGCCCGTCGCCTTCCGAGATCGTGGTGACGGTGCTCAGCCATGCCAACGATGGTGTCGCCGCAGCCGAGGTACTGAGTGCCGTCAGCGATGCTGTCAACGAAGAGACCGTCAGACCGCTGGGCGACCGCGTGACGGTGCAGGCGGCAGAACTGATCGACTTCGATATCGAGGCACGACTGACCATCCTTGCAGGTCCGGACGGCAGTGTGGTGCGCGAGGCCGCGGATCTCGCTGTGCGGTCACTGGGTCAGCTTGGCAGGCCCCTCGGCAGATCGATCCGGATCTCGGCGCTGCTGGCGGCCCTGCATGTTGAAGGCGTCGAGCGGGTGCAGCTGGATCAGCCACTGACTGACGTGGAGGTGCTGCCTGCCGAGGCTGCACGCCTCGGCAATGTGACCCTGACGATTGGAGTGGCGTGATGGACCATCTGCTCCCGCCGTCAGCCAGTGATGCCCAACGCCATCGCGCGGTCGCCATCGCGCGGATCTCCGAGGTGCCGGTGCCGATCACGGATCTGTGGAGCCCGGAGCGCTGTCCGGTAACGCATCTGCCATGGCTTGCCTGGGCGCTTTCCGTCGATCACTGGTCGCCCGACTGGCCCGAGGCCAGGCAACGCGCCGTCGTGGCGGCCGCATTTGATTTCCATGCCACGAAAGGCACCCGCCACGCCGTTGAACAAGCACTCGCGCTGATCGGCGTTGAGGCCGACATCACCGAGTGGTGGGAAGCTGAACCGACCCTGCCGCAGGGCACCTTCCAGTTGGCTGCACAGGTGCCTGCAGTGGGTGGACCATTGCTCGCCGATGACATCAGGGACGCCGTTGCCCTGGTCAATCGCGCCAAGCGCGCCAGCCAGCACATGTCGTTCTGGCTGCAGACCCATGCCGAACAGCAGATCGGACTGGCTGGCGGTATCGGATCAGGCGCGCGGAAGTCGGCAGCGGTGCAGATCCGCGCTGCGGCCCGCCAGGCAACGGCTGGCCTCGCAGCCAGCATCGGGCGGGTTGCCCGCCTGCAGCTCACCTTTGAAATCTCGGAGGCCACATGACGACGCTCCAGGCGATCTTCACAGACGCGGGCATGGCAGCGGTGATCGCTGCCGACGCTGCCGGTCTGCAGGGCACGATCACAGAGCTGGCCTTTGGCGACACCGGCCACACGCCGGACGCCTCTGCCACCGCCCTGCAGAACGAAGTGGCGCGGGTCGCGATCAGTTCCTTCGCCGAAGTCGAAGGGGCGTTGCATCTGACCGGCGTGCTGGCAGGCGAGACCGAGTTCACCGTGCGCGAGTTCGGTGTCTTCCTGGACGACGGCACCATGCTGGCGATCTGGTCTGATCCGGTCACGCCGCTGTCCGCCAAGGTCAATGGCACCGACCTGCTGCTCTCGTTCGTGCTGGCACTGGCTGGCCTGCCCAGTGACAGCGTGACGGTGAACGTGGTCGATGGCAGCAGCCTGGAGATCATCTCGCGGCTGATCGAGATCAACACCGCGCAGGCGGAGATCCTGACACGGCAGATCGGCTACGACGCATCGCAGACCGTGCAGGACGGGCGGCTCGACCAGATCGAGACGGACCTGCTGGCGCTCGAGGTGCCTGCCAATCTGGAAACCCGGCTGGTCGACCTCGAGAACTTCGATGCGGCCTTGTCGATCCCGCCCGACCTGAGTGTCGATCTGGCAGCGGCAGAGGCCGATATCGTTTCGCTCGACACGCGCGTGGGCCAGCTCGAAACCGACTTCGATGCCCTGGGTGTACCGCCCAATCTGGCGACCAGGCTCACGGCGCTCGAGACCTTTGACAGCGGCCTGGTCATACCGCCTGACGTTTCGGATGTCGTGGACGGACACACTGCCACCCTTGCCGGTCTGGGCACCGCCTCAACCTACAACGTCGGTACGGCATCGAACCAGGTACCGACGTTCGGGCAGCTGCCCATGCGCACCGTGACCCTGACAAGCCAGTCGCTCTACACCGGAGCAGGCCCGGACACCCGGCTGCTGTACTCCGATATCGGCAACGTCACGGTCGCCAATGGCGTGCTGACGATCACGCAGCGCTACCACTATGAGCGTGGCTCGTTCGCTACCGACGTCGGAGGGACCAACTGATGAGCAACGAAGCCAATCTGGCTGAACTCATTGTCCGCACGAATGACCTGATTGATCTGATCGGGCTCAATGCCGATCCGGCAATGACGACACTGGCAGGCAAGGCTGCTGACCTGACGGCGCTTGGGTTGTTGACCACTGAGATCGAAGCGCTCGGCACTGCTGTTGCCGCAATCGAGGCCGTCGCATCGGATCTCGGCGGGGACAATGATATCGGGACCGTCGCGACGGATCTCAGCGGAGACAATGACATCGGCGCGGTCGCCGCCGCCATCGCCTCGATCAGCGCGGTCGAAGCGGCGCTGGCGAACATCGGTACGGTCGCGACAGACCTGGGCGGAGATGACGACATCGGCACGGTGGCGACCGCCATCGCAAACCTGAACGCCCTCGCGGCGATCATTGCGGATATCTCCACGGTTGCCGGGGTGTCGGCCAACGTCACGACGGTCGCGAGCAACATCGCGGCGGTGAATGCGGCGGTCAGTGCCGCCGCCCGGCAGGGCTTCAGGAACCGGTTCGGGAAGATGCCCCCGGCGATGCTGGGCTTCGATCTGGGGGACACCAGCCTGCTTGCCCTGACCCGCGCGACGGCGGGTTTCAGGAATACAGACGGTGGTGGTGTCGAGAGCAAGGCCATCGACGCCGTGCGCATCACGCACGACCCCGTAACGGGCGAGCCGCTCGGCCTGCTCCTGGAGCCGCAGCAGACCAACCATCACATCACCAGCAATTCGCTGAACGGCAACGGCGTTGTTCGCTGCACCGTTGTGGATGATGACGAGGTGGCTCCCGACGGCACGACCACGGCGGGCACGATGACGGAGACCACAGACACCGGCTCTCACGGAGCGGGGGCGTCTGGCGGCAAGTTCACCATCGCCTCGGCAGGGGCGTTCTACTGCCTGTCGGCCTACGTGAAGGATGTTGGAGCAAACCCAACCAAGCACAGCACCATCATTTATGCTGCGCCATTCAGCGGGGCAACTGGCAACTGGCACGGCTGGCAGTGGGATTTTGCAACAGAGACCATCACGCCTTATCAGCCCGCCAACGAGAACGTCACCGTCGGCTACGACAAGCTGGCGAACGACTGGTATCGCCTCTGGGCGACCCGCGCACCGAGTGATGCGTCAGGCAGCGCAGGCGTGGGCTTCTCGTTCCAGAATGATGGCGGTTCCTATCTCGGCGACACCGACAACAGCATGGCGGTCTGGGGCATCATGCTGGAGGAGGTCGAGAGCCAGGAATCCGGGCCGTCTTCCGTGATCCTGACGGACGGCTCCGAGGTGACCCGCTCTGCCGATCTGGCGACCGTGGACCTGTCTGCCATCTCCGCATTCCGGCCCAACGGCTTTTCCGTCCTGGTCGAGGCGGAGATCCGCGACACCGACGGTGTCCTGCTGGCCATCGGCACGGGAAGCACGAACGAGATCGCACTCGAGATAGCTGCTGGTGAACTGCACCTGACAGGCGCCGATGGCCTGGACCTGACCGCTGCCAGCGGGCTGTCACCGGGTGACCGGATCGTGGCGGCGCTGCGCGTCGGGACCGACGACGTCGCCGTGTCCGTCAACGGCGCGGCCTGTGTCGCTGACGGTGCGCATGTCATCAACGGCGCTGCTGACGCACTGCAACTTGGCGCGAACATCGACGGCAGCAGCGGCCTGTCCTGTGTCGTCCAGCAGGTTGCGATCTTCGGTCCCCTTCCCAATGCGATACTGGAGGCGATGAGCAATGGCTGATCACTATCTGAAGTTCGCCGATCCCACCGAAGCGGCTACCGAACTGCAGGCCGCTGGTATCGGGGTCGATCATGCCGATGACTGGGCTGTCGATCATGTCGGCACGGTCTGGAGCGATCCCGTGCTCGATGAATTGGGAGAGGTCGTGACCCCGGCTGCGCCGCTGCCCGGCTGGCACGTCAACATCCGCCTGCGCAGCGGCAGCCTGGCAGCATCGCTTCAAGCCTTCGAGGTGACACCTTCCAGTCCGTCGCGGAGGTTCGCATGAACTGGCAGGTCGGGACACTCAGCACCGCCCTGCTGATCGCGATTGTCGGTCTGTTGCTCTGCGGCTGCGACGGCACGGTCAATGCCCGCGACCCTGAAGCGGCAGGACCAAAGCAGATCCGACCCGCCATGATGCAACTCTGCCTCAAGCATCCCGAAGCCGTGGGTTGCGAGCGCTTCACGAAGGGCCTCGGCAGATGACCCAGCTTCGCACCCGGATCTCGATCACCTTCATGCGCGACGTTGCGGAGTATGCCTTCCGCCATCTGCGCTACGTCGCCGACCAGCCGCAATGGGAAATCCATCAGCGTTTCGTGGACCGGGAGATGGACCCCGGCGAGCGTCTCATCGGCAACTGCAAGACCTATGCGCTGAACTGCGCACTGCAACTGCACGGGATTTCCGCGAAGGCATGGGGCAAGCCTGACCACGTCGCCGACGAACACATCAGGCATGCCATACGCATCGGATACTTCGACACCGATGAGAGCGATGCCCTGGCTGAAGATCACGTTGCCTGCATGGCCTGGGACGGTGACGCCTGGCGTCTGATCGCCGACACGATGCAGGCCAGACCGCTTGATATTCCTGCTCTCAACGAGGTCACAGACAGACGCCTGAAGGCGTGGTCCGACCTTACAGACCTCACAATCTCCACCCCCGTCGATCCCGCTTAAGGAGCACGCATCATGGCATTTCTGCATGGCATCGAGACCATCGAGATCAGCGATGGCATTCGTCCGATCACGGCAGCCCGTTCGGGCGTGATCGGCCTGATCGGCACGGCACCGGACGCTGATGCCGACATCTTCCCGCTCAATACGCCGGTCCTGCTGGCAGGTACGCCCCGTCTGGCGGCCAGCCTGGACACCACCGGCGACGGCGAAGGCACCCTGAAGGATGCTGTCGATGCCATCTACGACCAGGCAGGCGCGTCCGTCGTCGTTGTCCGCGTCGATGAAGGTGTTGACGCGGATGCGACCCGTGCGGCCGTCATCGGAGATGCAACCCTGAACACGGGTGTGCATGCGTTCCTCGGCGCCGAGACCGCCGTCAAGGTCACACCCCGCATCCTGATCGCGCCCGGGTTCACTTCCGACCGTCCCGAAGGTGCCGCCAATCCGGTGGTTGCCGAGTTGCTGGTCATTGCCGCCCGGCTGCGCGCCGTCGTCATCGCGGACGGACCCAACACCAACGATGCTGATGCAATCACCTATGCGGAAGACTTCGGCTCTGACCGGCTGTTCATCGTTGATCCGCACGTGAAGGTCTTTGACACGGTGGCCCAGGCCAACGTCATCCAGCCTGCATCCGGTCGCGTGGCCGGTCTGATCGCCAAGAGTGACAGCGAACGTGGCTTCTGGTTTTCGCCGTCCAACCAGGTAATCGCCGGGATCGTGGGTGTCGCACGTCCCATCGACTTCCAGATGTCGAATGCGGCGTCCGCGTCCAACCTGCTCAACGAAGGCAAGGTGGCGACCATCATCCAGCGTGACGGGTTCCGCCTCTGGGGCAACCGCACCGTCGCCTCCGATGCACTCTGGGTGTTCCTGTCGGTGCGCCGCACTGCCGACATGATCTACGAGGCTCTGGAGCAGTCGTTCCTCTGGGCCATGGACAAGCCGTTCTCCGCCCAGCTGATCCTGGACATCCAGGACAGCGTTTCGGCCTACCTGCGCCAGCTGAAGGCGCTTGGTGCCATCATCAATGGCAAGGTCTGGCTCGATCCGGAACTGAACACCCAGGCCACGCTGCTGGCCGGTCAGCTCTATGTCGATCTGGACATCGAGCCGCCCGCGCCGCTCGAGCGGCTGTCGTTCCGTGTCCACCGCAACGGCACCTACTACGAGGAACTGGTCGAACAGGTGATCCAGGCAGCCTGATCACCGCGTCACACCACCCAAATCTCCAAGGAGCTATCAGATGGCACTGCCCCGTATCCTGCGCAACTTCACCTGCTTCATCGACGGCGTCGGCTGGGCCGGCCTGGTCGAGGAATGCACCCCGCCGACACTCACCATCAAGACAGAGGAATACGAGGGTGGCGGCATGGCCGGACCCGTCGATCTGGACATGGGTGCCATGGAGAAGCTGGAAGGCGAGATCACGTTCGCCGAATACAATCCGGTGCTCTATCGCCACCTCGGCGTCCCCGACCTGCCGATCACCATTCGTGGGGCGCAGGTAGCCGATGGCACCACCGAGAGCGTGATCTATCAGATGCGCTGCCTGATGAAGCAAATGGACCCCGGAGGCATGAAACGCGGCGACAGTGCCCGCCTGAAATGCGCCTTCACCGCCACCTACGTGAAGGTGTCGATCGACAGCAGCGATGTGATCGAAGTGGACATGGTGAACATGATCCGCCGGGTCGGTGCCATCGACCAGCTCGAGCAGCAGCGGCGCGCCCTCGGTATCTGACCCGGACCACGTGATCGACCCCACACGGCATTGAATGCCGCTTGAAAAGGAGATGAACAGGATGCTCAAGGACGTGCCACTGGATGAGCCCATCACGCTGGGTGAAACCACCATCGAAGCCGTGCGCCTGCGCAAGCCAAACGTGGGTGAGCTGCGGGGCCTGAAAATGCTCGATGTGTTTCAGATGGAAGGCCGGTGCATGACGACGCTGATCTCCCGGATCAGCGAGCCGCATCTGTCAGAAGCGGACATCATCAATCACATGGGTCCATCCGACTTCGCCACGCTCGCGAGCGAGGCCATGCTTTTTTTCGTGCCCTCGGACGTGGAGGCAGCCCAGTTGCCGACGACGTCGAAGAGCTGATGGCCGATGTGGCGGTGGCGTTTCACTGGTCACCCGATGTCATGGAGCCCATGGCCTTCGACGAACTATCGAAGTGGGCTGCGCTTGCTTCGGATCGACTTCAGACGCTGTTCGGCTCTGCGGAGGGTGGCAAGCGGTGACCGGTCGGTGGGCTCAACTGTCGCCGCTTCGCCACCATCGTTCCGGCGGTGGTCATCATCTCCGATGACTGACCTGGTCAGCGACCAGCCGAACCACAGAAATGCCAACAGGGCGGCGACGACAGCCGCGCCCCAGCCAAGGCCATAGAGCTCGGCAACGGTCGATGCAGCGAGCCAGGCGATGCCACCGAAAGCAGTCGCGATGATGATCAGGACCAGAACCATAAGGGCTATATAGGGTGTCCAACCTCAATCTTGCAGTGGTAATCAGTGCCGTTGATCAGCTCACCCGCCCGCTCAGAGGCGTGAAGGGCAGTCTCGCCGCCACTACCAAGGTGGTCTCGCAGGCCGAAAGACGCCTGAGCGATCTGGGCAAACAGCAGGGCGCAGTCGACCGGTTTGTCGAACTGAAGAATGCCAGCGAACACAGCGCCGGAGCCCTGAAGCATGCGCAGGACAGGGCCGCGAAGCTTGCCAGGGAACTCCGGAATGCCGAGGAACCGTCCGATGATCTGAGGCACTCCTTCTATCGTGCCACCCAGGAGGCGAAGCGGCTCAAGGATTCGCATGCGAGAAACATCTCGACCCTGCAGCGCGCCCGTGCCGAGCTGCGCGATGCTGGCGTTTCGACGGAGCGCCTGGCGGCAGCCCAGACCAGGCTTCGGCGCGACACGACAGACGCCAACCGTGCCCTGCAGCAGCACCAGGAACGGCTGAAGAGGATCGAAGAGCTCGCGGCGCGGGTCGAGCGTGCCCGCGACCGGATGGGCAAGGGACTTCAGACAGCGGCAAACATGCGTTTCGTGTCGCAGGCCGCCGGATCGGTGGCGCGCGGAATTGCCAACAGCACCCTCGGCATGCTCGATGGCGTCCGGTCGCTCGAGCGTGCGAAAGGCGAGCTGGCGACACTGGGTGTCGAAGAGATCGACATCATCGTCGCGCGTGGCCGGGCACTGCAGAACCGCATCGCCGGGATCACCGCTGCGGGTTTCGTGACAGCGGCCTACGACATCCGGTCTGGCATCGCAGGGCTGTCCGACGAAGGCGTGGCTGCGATGACAGCCGCAGCAGCTGTGACCGCCAAGGCTACCAAGGCAGGCACCGAGCAGATGACAAGCCTGTTCGCGACCGCGCATGGCCTGTTCAAGCGGCAGTTCTCGGATCTCGGAGACGGCCAGTTCGGTGAGCTGTTCGCCGCGGCGCTGTCGAAATCGGTGCAGCAGTTCAAGACAACCGGCGGCAAGATGCAGCGCGCGATTGAGAGCGCCGGTGCCTTTGCCGTCAACCTCGGCATGGACATGCGCGAGCAACTGGCCGTGCTCGGCATGATGCAGACATCGATGACGTCTGGCGAAGCCGGTACCGCGCTCAGATCGTTCGCGGAGAACGCCGCGCGGGCACAGGAGAAGCTCGATGAACTGGCGCTGACGGGTGACAACCCGATCATGGTGCGCGTCATCGATGAGAACGGCATGCTGCGGCAGATGCCAGACATCCTTTCTGATCTGACAGATCGCTACGGTGAAACGCTGGACGCCATCGAAGCAGCCGAGATCAAGGAAGCCTTCGGATCGACCGAGGCGGTAAAGCTGATTCAGGCGCTCTGGGGGCAGCATGATGCCCTGGAGGCCAATGCGGCAGCACTCCGATCAGCGTCGCAGCAGGGCCTTTCGTTTGCCGAGCAGATGGCGCGCATCGCTGACAGGAACTTCGACAGCCGTCTGGCGCTGATCACACAACGCTGGGATTCGATGAAGACAACCATCGGCGAGCGCCTGGTGCCAGTGATCGACAGGCTCCTGCCGAAGTTCGATGCGGCGATCACGGCAGTCGAGAACTGGGTGGAACGCAATCCGGAACTCGCCACAACGCTTGGCGCGGTCGCCGCTGTCATCGGGGTGATCGCATCAGTGGTCGCGCCGCTGTTCATCGGCATTGCAGCTCTCGTCGGTTCATGGGCCGTGCTCGGCTTCGCCGTCGCGAAGGCCAGTGCCGTGCTGGCGCTGATAGGTCCCGTGTTCGTAGGTCTGAAAGCTGCCATCATCGCCATTGCCTCAAACGCCATACCGGCTCTTGCCGCAGGCCTGCGCGTGATCGGGGCTGCACTCATGGCCAATCCGATTGGTGCCATCGTGACTGCCATAGGTCTGGCTGCATGGGCTGTCATCGAGCACTGGGAGGAAGTCAGCGGGTTCTTTCTTCGGATATGGGAGCCGATCCAACCCTATTGGCAGCGCTTCATCGACTGGCTGGGAGCGCTCTTCGAAGGTGCCTGGGAGGGACTGCAAACCATCCTGATGTGGTCGCCGGTCGGTATCATCACTCAGGCATGGGGGCCGTTGAGGGGGTTCTTCGATGATCTCTGGGGCTGGATCGAACGGCGGTTCGGCAAGGCCGTCGGGATCATCACAAACGTCGTGGACCGGGTGGCGGGAGCGGCGTCATGGGTCACGGAAAAGGTCGGTGGCATCTTCGGCGATGACGAAGAGGAAGATGATGCCCCCGACCCTGAGCTCAAGGGCAGGGGCAGGCAGAGCAGTGCCTCGCAGGCGGTGCGGGTGGGTACGCGGCTGGCGACCGTGGCAGCGGCAGGCACGCTGGCCCTTGTGCCTCCGGCCAGTGCCAGGACCGAGAACAATGTGGATCAGAAGATCGAGATCGTGATCCATCCGACACCAGGTCAGGATGCACGCGAGATCGCCGAACAGGTGGCCCGTGTGCTGGAAGAGCGTCAGCGAGGTGCGCTGCATGACTGAGATCATGATGGCACTGGGGCAGTTCCGGTTTTCCCTGGACAGCGCGGCCTATCAGGGCCTGACCAGGACGTCCGCCTACAGGTGGTCCGCGCAGGACCGCGTCGGTCGGGAGCCGTCGCATCAGTTCGTTGGTGCGGGTGCCGAGACCATCGAGCTGAGAGGCACTGTCTATCCTCATTTCAGGGGGGGCCTGGCGCAGGTGGATCGCATGAGAGCCGAGGCCGGAGCTGGCGAGCCGCTGCAACTGGTCGATGGGCGCGGACGGGTCTGGGGGCAGTACGTCATCACCCGTGTCATGGAAGAGCAGGCGCGACCTGATCAGATCGGAATCCCGAGGCGGATGGCGTTCAACCTGTCCCTCACCCGATACGGCGAGGATCTGTGATGGACCGTTATGTCACCAAGGATGGCGACAGCGTCGATCTGATCTGCTGGCGGGTCTATGGCCAGCAGGCGAGCGCCGCCGAAGCGGTTCTGGCTGCCAATCCCGGACTGGCAGCCCGTGGCCCGGTGCTCGAGGCAGGAATTGTCGTTCGCCTGCCGGACGCTCCGAAAACCAATCCCTCAACCACGATCCGTCTCTGGGACTGATCATGACACCTGTCTTCCAGTTGCGTGCAGATGGCGCTGACATCAGCGCCCTGGTCCGTGATCGCATGGTGAGCCTCCGGACCATTGATGAGGCCGGTGAGCAGAGCGACAGCCTGGAGGTCCGACTGGATGATCGCGGGAGTGCCATCGCCGTGCCGCCAACGGGTGCAGCGCTCGAACTGGACCTGGGCACGAAGGAAGCCGGTGTGGTCACCATCGGGCGGTACACGGTGGACGAGATCGGTCTGGAAGGCCCGCCCGCGTCGTTGCTGATCGTGGGCAAGGCAGCGGACATGCGGGCATCACTGAAGACGCGCAAGACCAGAGGTTTCGACAGGATCACCCTCGGCGACCTGGTCAGCCGCGTCTCTGCCGAACATGGCCTCACGCCGAAGGTGGCCGCATCGCTGGCATCGGTCCAGATCGGGCATCTGGATCAGACAGAAGAGAGCGACCTGCACCTGTTGACCCGTCTGGCGCGTCAGTACGACGCCATTGCGAAGCCAGCCTTCGGTCACCTGTTGATGGTGCCACGGGGTGAAGCACGATCCGCAGCCGGGCTGGCACTGCCCGAGGTGTCCCTTGGGCAGACGGACCTGTTGCAATGGCGGATGCGCGCCGCTGATCGCGGGCGGTACCAGTCTGTCATCGCATATTGGCAGGACACCGGATCTGCCGTGCGGACGGCTGAGCGCGCAGGGACGGATGATCCGGCCTACACGATCCGGTTCACGTTCCCTGATCCCGAGCAGGCGCGGGCCGCAGCAAGAGCCAGGCTGTCGGCACTGCAGCGTGGTCAGGCCAGCCTGAGCCTCACAACGTCAGGCCGGTCTGATCTGATCGCTGAAGGGAAGCTGAGCCTCTCGGGCGTCCGTAGCGGCGTGGACGGCTCCTGGACCATTACCCGTGTGGAGCACACCCTTGACCAGAGCGGCTGGCTGACACGCATCAATGCCGAGGCACCGAAGCGGTGATGAGGCTGGACGATCCCCTGGCTGACGAGGCGGGGGCCGGGGCGCGGACACGCCCCGAACCGGGTGCTAGCACACCCACAACCGAAGTCGGCCGACTACGGTCGATCCCGCCACCGCTGACAGCGGCGGGGCAAGAATGGAACCCAAACCCGATGGTGTCGAATCCACAATTCACCACAGTCCAGCCAGTCAGGCCGGTCGCCCCTTACCTCGGTGGCAAGCGGAACCTTGCCAAGCGCCTGGTCGCTCGCATCCAGGACGTGCCGCACGACAGCTACTGCGAGCCCTTCGTCGGAATGGCAGGCGTGTTCCTGCGCCGCACCGAGCGGCCCCGTGCAGAGGTCATCAACGATCTGAACAAGGACGTCGCCAACTTCTTCAGGGTGCTGCAACGCCACTACATCGCGTTCCTGGACATGATCCGGTTCCAGCTGACGGTGCGCGCCGAGTTCGAGCGGCTGGTTGCGACAGACCCGGCCACCCTGACGGACCTCGAACGGGCTGCGCGCTTCCTTTACCTGCAGCGCAATGCCTTCGGCGGGAAGGTGGCCGGGCAGTCATTCGGCGTCAGTGCAGATCGACCAGGACGGTTCGATCTCGCGAAGCTGGGTCCAATGCTCGAGGATCTGCACAGCAGGCTTTCAGGGGTGGTGATCGAGTGTCTGCCATGGGATCAGTTCGTGCGCCGTTATGACAGGTCGAGCACGCTCTTCTATCTCGACCCGCCCTACTGGGGTGGAGAAGACGACTATGGGAAGGGCATGTTTGCTCGGGCTGACTACGAGCGGATGGCCGAAGAGCTGCAGGGCATGACCGGACGCTTCATCCTGTCGATCAACGACGTGCCGGAGATCCGCGAGGTGTTCGGCAACTTCCATATCGAGACGGTGAAAACGACTTACACGGTGTCGAAGGCTTCCAAGACGCCAGCTCAGGAACTCATCGTCTCGAACGTGCGATAGGGAGCGTTGAAAGGGCGTTCAATCGGGGTTGAAGAATGGCTCGATTGAACGTCTGACGGCGCGACAGATTCATGTGTCGTTGACGTCAGAACCATTTGTCGCGCTACACATGGCGAACCAGAAACGACGAAGTTCACCACAGGCCGCGACTGCGGCCCGGCGACCGTTCGCCGCCCCGTCGGAGCGGGCGCGCGCAGCGCGTCGAGCGTGAGACAGGAGAAGTCCCGCGGACAGGGTG